ACAAAGATGTCAGACTACTTGGAAAGTGATTTTTGTGATCCTGATCAAGGATTAGATTACTTATTTGCTCGAATGGGTGCTATTTATGGTGCAACCTTTATAAGACATTGGGAAGGAGTTGATCTTGAGATTGTTCGAGATACTTGGAAAGAAGTCCTAGGAATTTATTTAACTTACAGACCTAAACTTGATCAAGCCATTTATTCAATGGATGATACTTTTATTCCTAGTGCATTAGCTGTTAAAAAACTTTGCATGACTGGAGAACGAATCCCTAGTAAACCTCATTCTGAGATTGGATATAGTCCTAGTTATTCCTCTCAAGACAAAGAGTTTGTTAAGGAACAATTTAGGATTATGCGTGAAATGATTAATTCTAAAACTTACAAAGGGTAATTATGAAAGTATTGCCTATTAAAAGTGATGATTGTTATTCCTGGTTAATACAAAAACATTATGCAAAGCGTATTCCATCAATAAGTTATGCTTTTGGTCTTTTTGTAAACAATGATTTGATAGGAGTTGTTACTTATGGTATGCCAGCTAGCCCAAATTTGTGTATAGGTATATGTGGCAAAGATTATTCTGAGAAAGTTTTGGAATTAAATCGTTTATGTTTAATGCAAAATGAAAAGAATCAATCTTCATTTTTAGTTAGCAATTCAATTAAATTATTGCCAAAACCTACAATAGTTGTTTCTTACGCTGACACAGAGCAAGGCCATGTAGGGTATGTATATCAAGCAACAAACTTTATATATACAGGTTTATCAGCAATTAGAACTGATTGGACTATTAAAGGCATGGAACACAAACATAGTAGACATATTGGTGAGGGATTAGATTTAGAGCAATTAAAAGAAAAATATAAAGATGATTTTTATTACAAACCAAGAAGTAGAAAGCATAGGTACATTTATTTTCATGGTACTAAAAACGATAAAAAGGTTCTTTTATCTAAATTTTTATACAAAAGTGAACCATATCCCAAAGGAGACTCAAAAAAATATAACTCAGGTGGCAAAGTTGCAACTCAATTAATTTTATTTTAAGGAAAATATGGACTTTAAAAACTTAGATGAAGATGGTATTTCAGAAGCATTTACAAAATTAGCAACTACTGATCAAAAGCATGGCGAACTAGCAAGTCAGGTTAAATACCTTGAGGAAGCAATTAAACAAGCCAAGGCTAGGGTTTTTTTGCATTCTGAAGGCACAGTAGCAGAAAGGCAAGAAAAGGCTATAGACAGCGTTTTATACGACAATGCAGTCAAAGAATGGATAAAGGCTTACAAGCAATTTAAGATATTGGACAACGAAAGAAATACAACGGCAAGAATCCTTGATATGTTTCAGACACTTAGTGCTAACCGAAGAAAAGGAATGTTATGATTGATCATCCATTTTTGATATTGCATCATCTTTTAAAGAACTATTCAGATGCTTGTAACGAACAACAGTATGCAAAAGCCTACGAAATAGCGATTGATATTACAGATCAGGCTCAAAAGTTAGAAGATATTGCTCATAAATTGCAGGATTATGAATAAAGCACAGAGGCAACACTATGACAAAGTTGCACGACTTGGCTGCAGTTTGTGTCGATTTGTTTTAAAAATTGAAGACAGTCCCTGCCATTTGCATCATATTCGTAGAGCTGGCAAGAGAAAAGATGCACCTGTAATTGGATTATGTCCAATCCATCACCAAGGAAGTAATACAGGGATTCATGGCCTTGGCAGAAAAGCATTTGAGGAGTTGTATTCAACAACGGAAGAAGAATTATTAGAATTAACATTGGCTATATTATGATCACATTCCCTTGGTATCCTAAAGAACTAAACCCCAATAGTAGTTGTCATTATCACGAAAAAGCTAAGAAGAAGGCTATTTACAAAGATATTTGCTACTGGACTACAAAAGAGGCTAATATACAAAAAGGTGATTACTCAGAGCTAAGTATTGTCTTTTACAAACCAAACAGACGATGGATGGACTTAGATAATATGTTAGCCAGTATCAAGTCTGGGCTGGATGGAATGTGTTTGGCTCTCGACATGGATGATAGGTGTTTTACAAAAATTACTGTAGAAATTGGACAAGAAATAGCTGGCATGATTAAAATTGAGATAAAATAAACTATGCAAATCAAAGAAATAGAAGTATCAAAGCTTATTCCTTACGCTAATAATTCAAGAACTCATGATGATGCTCAAGTAGCACAATTAGCAGCATCTATTAAAGAATTTGGTTTTAGAAATCCTATTTTGGTTGATGGAGTAGGAATCATAGCCGGTCATGGTCGATTAATGGCAGCAAGAAAACTTGGATTAAATAAAGTTCCAACGATTGATTGCTCAGACATGACAGAAACGCAGAAAAAAGCTTACATTATAGCCGACAATAAACTAGCATTGAATTCAGGATGGGATTCAGAATTACTTAGTTTAGAGTTACAAGAACTAGATACAAATGGTTTTAATCTTGAAGTTTTAGGATTTAATGCTGAAGAACTAAGTGCATTTATGAACGGGGTTAATTTTGATGCTGCGACTGAAGATGATCAAGGCAAATTAGATGAATTAGACCCAAAATGGATTAGTTGTCCTCATTGTGGTAAAGAATTTGATGCAAGACAAAGTTAATCTTAAAATTGATTGGGCAAGTCATGAAGCAGCTAAGTATGCTTGCTTGAATTGGCATTATAGTAAATGTTTGCCAGTAGGAAAATTAGTAAAAATAGGTGCTTGGGAAAACGATAAGTTTATTGGAGTTGTAATATTTGGTCGTGGTGCAAACAAATCTCTTGGTGAACCATATAAATTAGATCAAACAGAATGTTGTGAACTTGTCAGAATAGCTTTAACAAATCATAAAACACCAGTTTCAAGAATTATGAGTATTGCAATTAAGTTATTGAAAAATATACATAAACAACTAAAATTGGTGATTTCATTTGCAGATGCAGAACAAAATCATCATGGTGGAATCTATCAAGCTACTAACTGGGTGTATGTTGGTAAGACTAATTCTGCTGATGAATATCTTTACAAAGGTAAACGCTGGCATGGTCGTGCGTTCAGAAAGTCTTTTGGATCACATTTAAACTATATGAATAAAGGTTTAGAAATCGTACAAGGCTCACAAAAACATAGATATTTAATGCCATTAGATGATAATATGAGTAAACAAGTGCAACAACTAGCAAAGCCTTACCCAAAGCGTATGAAGCAGGCAATGATCGATACCATCGACACAGCGAAGGTGCAACACCTATCCATACGCTCCACAGAACTTTCGGAGTTATAAAATGGCTCAAGGCAAAAAACATGAACCAACTCAACAAGATAGAGATACTGCAAGGCGATTATCTGCTCTTGGAGTGCCTCATGAAGACATCGCTTTAAGGATAAAAATATCCTCTGATACCTTGGTCAAATATTACCAAGAGGAATTAGACGAGGGCAGAATTGATGCTAACTCAGCTATTGCAGGAACTTTGTTTAATCAGGCAAAGAAGGGCAATACTGCTGCTGCAATCTTTTGGCTAAAGACTAGGGCAAGATGGAAAGAAACTCATGCCCATGAGATTACTGGTGCAGATGGCAAACCCTTAGAATTTAATAAGATTGAACGAGTCATTATCAAGAATGGCTGAAACACTCCAACTTGCTACACCTAATTGGGCAATTCCTTTACTTGAACCATCAAGATACAAAGGTGCTTGGGGTGGTCGAGGCTCTGGGAAGTCACATTTATTTGCTGAACTGATGATTGAAATGCACATCATGGATCAGAAAAGACGATCAGTTTGTGTTCGTGAGATACAGAAATCCCTTAATCAGTCCGTAAAAAGGTTACTTGAAACTAAAATCGAGGCTATGAACGCTGGGTTTTACTTTGAAGTACAGGATTCAGTTATCAAATCAAGGCAGGGCGATGGTGCGATTATCTTCCAAGGTATGCAGAATCACACAGCCGACTCGATTAAATCGCTAGAAGGATATGATTGTGCATGGGTTGAGGAAGCACAAAGCCTTAGTCAAACATCACTTGATCTATTAAGACCGACAATTCGTAAGCCTTATTCTGAACTTTGGTTTACTTGGAATCCTAGACAAATATCCGACCCTGTAGATTTCCTATTGCGTGGCCCAGAACCACCAAAGGATGCAACAGTCATCAAGGTTAATTTTGCTGATAATCCTTGGTTTCCTGAAGTATTGAAGGATGAAATGGAGTACGATCAGAGGCGAGACCCTGATAAGTATCAGCACGTTTGGCAAGGGCAATACCTTAGAAATGGCAATGCAAGAGTCTTTAGAAATTGGAAGATTGACGAATTCGAAGCTGCACCGGATGCAATTCACAGATTAGGTGCTGACTGGGGATTCTCGATTGACCCAACTGTCTTGGTCAGATGTCATATTGTAGGCAGAAGTCTATACATTGATTACGAGGCTTATATGGTTGGTTGCGAGATTGTGAACACTCCAGAGTTGTTTATGCAGATACCTGAAGCTGAGAAATGGCCTATAGTTGCCGATTCAGCACGACCAGAAACCATCAGCCACATGAAGAAGAATGGCTTTCCAAAGATCATGAATGCAGTAAAAGGTGCAAAGTCTGTAGAGGAAGGTATCGAGTTTTTAAAGAATTATGATATTGTGGTGCATCCAAGATGCCAGCATACGATTGACGAATTAAGTCTATACTCATACAAATCAGACCCTTTAACTGGTAGAATCTTACCATTGCTTGAGGATAAAAAGAATCATGTCATCGATGCTTTACGATATGCTTGTGAAGGAGTAAGACGATCACAGATGGTAAAACCTGCTGTTT